TCAAAGAAGGTGTGACTGAAGGAACACAGTCAGTCGTTGAGCAGACTGGTACTACAGCAGGAACAGATAAGGGTCTGACGCTTAGTCCAAGACAGGCAGTTGGTGAAGGCATTATTGGTGGAACCACAGCAGGTGGATTTGACGTAGCAGGAAAAGCAGTGACTGCACCAAGCAAGTTACTCGCTACTCCAAAACCTGAAGACCAAGCAGCTGCAACAGATTTTGCTAATGACTTGCAGCGTATCGCAGACAACGAGGGATACTCGCTCAAAGACGTGACTACTGGTTCTGAAAAAGGTGCCAGAGCAGCGATAGATGATCTGCATGTCGAATATGCAACCAACATCGATCAACTGGTCAAAGACCTCAAAGAACGTCTAAACATTACAGACGACGATAGTCGTGCGCTTGCATTTGAGAAAGTCAAAGCAAACGCCGCAAAGCGCAAAGCAAAGAACAAGGTCAAAAACCGTGTTGATCCAAGTGACATTGACGTAATTGAAAAACTCGCAGGTGACACGCAAGAAGGTGCTGAACTAATCGCACTGATGCGTAAATCAAACGAACTGTCAGGTTTGGCAGGGCAGTCGTTAAAAGGTGGACTGTCTCAGTTTACCGATATTTTCAATCCGTTTGACACCGATGGTCGCTATAACCTCGGTCGTGCTATGGCAGCACCCATATCAAGTTTCGGTGCAATTTCATCAAGCGGTGGATCACTTGTTCCAGCAGTAGTTGGTCGAGGCGTTGATGCTATTACAGGTCGAAGAAGCAGAGTTGCGAAGTACGTAAAGGATAACAGTGGACAAGGTGGGATACAGAATAGAACCGATCTACCGAGTTTACGAACTACATCTCAGGCACAAAAAGCAGCAGACGAACAGGCAGCTATTCAGCAGGAAGCACTTGCAGCAGCAAGACGAGCCACTTTTGCACAAGAAGCAGCAGCATTAAACGAACCGCCGAAGATGGGCGACAAACCGTCACCTCAAGGTGCAATGCAGCAGGATACTGGTCTGAGCCGTGAACAGGTTGCTGTTGCATTGGATGTCATTGAAAAAACCAGACCGTCCCTAAAAGAGGCAGTCGAGTCTTACAGAGATATGTTCAAAACTGGAAATAACCCAGTCGATCTAGGACCACTCATTAGTGCAGTCCGTGGCTTACGCCAAAACCGTCCTGATCTGTTTGGCATTGACCCAACGGTTGCACCACAGCAAGCAGCCGCACAACCTGTTCAACAATCGCAGTTATCCGACGCACAACGTCAGACTGGCATTGACGCAAACATGAGAGTCCTTGATGAGATTGTCGAAGTTGCGTCCAACGATAAGCAACTGTCAAAACTTGATCAGGCAAGGGTGAAACAGGCAGTCGCAGAGATGCGAGACAGTCTAGGAGTAGACCCAGTTGCTCGTGTTACAGAAATCATTGAACGTGCTACCGCAAATGCAAAAGACCCAGCGACAGTTCGGACATATCTGACAAAGTACCTTGTGCGTGTCAGAAGACAGCAAAGGAGCAGTCAATTTGTCTCGCAAAGAACGAGCCAAGTCGCCCAGTAAAGTGGGTCAAGGCAAACATCCTCAAAAAGCACCAAAACAAAATTACTTCTCGACCTTAATGGCAACCCCAGAAGGTCGGGAACTACGAAAACAATGGTCAACCAAGCCTCGCAAGAACGCTGGAAGACCCAAAGGCGTACCGGACGGCTATACAAGAGAGCAAATTGAGCCAATCCGAGCCAAAGCGAAGAAGGAAGCCGAAAAGGTAGTTAATATCATGGCAGAAAAATACGGAATTGAGGACGATTACGCAAAAGAGGCACTCACAGCAGCTGTCGAGATTATGCGTGTCCCAGCTGAAACCAGAGAACGACTAGCAGCAGCAAGATTGGTATTGGATTTCACAAAAACCAAACCAGTAGCCAAGTCTGAAGTGACTATAGGCAAGGCTGAAGAATTTCTAGCGTCACTGATGACACCTGAAGATGATGAACCCGAAACTTCAGAAGATACGTAAGCGTCTTTTTAGTGACTTTCCTTTCTACGCAAAATCTGCTCTCAAAATACGCACAAAAGAAGGTGACATCGCTCCGTTGGACTTGAATCCAGCGCAGCAGATACTCCAGACAGCCGTTTCCAAACAATTAGCAGCTGAAGGCAAAGTCAGGGTCATAATCCTGAAAGCCAGACAGCAAGGATTATCCACTTACACAGGTGGCTATCTGTATCACTGCGTTTCTCAGCAACCAGCGAGAAAAGCGATGGTTGTGACACACCTAGCTGACAGCACACGCAGCCTGTTCGACATGACAAAGAGATTTCATGAGCATTGTCCCGAGATACTTAGGCCACACACAAAATACTCAAGCAGACGCGAGTTGTCGTTCGATGTTCTGGACAGCAGTTATGTGGTTGCCACGGCAGGTGGCGAGAGCGTTGGACGTGGTGAAACACTTACTCACGTCCATGCGTCAGAATTAGCGTTCTGGCCCAAAAGCACAGCCAAGGACATCTGGAACGGACTAATACAAGCGGTTCCAAACGCCAAAGGCACAGCAATCTTTGTCGAAAGCACAGCCAATGGTGTCACAGGTATCTATTATGACCTGTGGAAAGGCGCAGTGGCTGGAGAAAACGGTTTCATTCCTGTGTTTATACCTTGGTTCACTGATCCTTTGTATCGGGAGCCAGTGACCACAAAGTTTGAGCGAACACCAGACGAAGAAGACTTGGCTGACAGGTACAACCTTGATGACGAACAGCTGATGTTTCGTAGGCGTAAAATTGCGCAGAACGGGATCGATTTGTTCAAGCAGGAATACCCAGCTGAACCAGAAGAAGCCTTTCTGACGACTGGTCGCCCAGTGTTTAACCCTGAGCAGCTGACGCAGTGTCTTGATGACACAAAGGATGTCAAAGAACGACTGGCTTTAGAGGCTGACGAGTTTGTCTCAAATAGGAGAGGTGAACTCACAACCTACCTTCCACACACCGAAAGCGAAAATTATGTCATTGGCGCAGATGTGGCTATGGGTGTCCGAAATGGAGACTTCTCAGTCGCGCAAGTATTGGACTCAAAGAAAAGACAAGTCGCAACGTGGCGTGGTCAAGTCCATCCAGATTATTTTGCAGAGGTGCTTTACGCCCTAGGAGAATATTACAATGAAGCGTTTATCTGTGTGGAGAACAATTCACACGGCATACTTACCTGCACACGTTTGGGAAAGGATATGTCATATCCAAACTTCTATACCGAAGTCCAACACGACAAAATCACAGACCGAGAAACGGTCAAACTAGGATTTTCCACTACTTCCAAAACCAAGCCTCTCATTATCGACCAACTTCGGGCCGCAATGCGAGAAGGCGAAATCGAACTAAACGACAAGACGACAATCAGAGAGATGCTGACTTATATCGTGACTGAATCAGGAGCGATGGAAGCAGAAGCATCCTGTTTTGACGACTGCGTGATTTCATTGGCACTCGCAAACTATGTGCATGAAGGCGCATGGGAACCAGTGGAAGTACCAGACGAACTCTATTTAGAAATGGTGTAAAAGCATGGCAGCAACCAAAGACTACAAACGGCTCAATGAGAGCGAGATAGTCAAAATGGTCGAGGACAATATTAAAACCTCAGTGGGCTATTATGACAGCGATCTCAGTCGAGAACGGAAGAAGGTCACAGAATATTATAATGCCACGCTTCCAAAACCCGCTCACGATGGAAACTCAAAGTACATAAGCCAAGATGTTTATGACGCAGTCCAGTCTATGTCAGCAGCCTTACTGGAAACATTCAGTGCAGGTTCTCGTATTATCAAATTTGCGCCAGTTGGCCCAGAAGATGTGCAGTTGGCTGAAGTATGCTCTGCGTACACGGACTATCAGCTATTCCGCAAAAATGACGGCTTTTCTATATTCAGAGATGTAATTCATGATGGTCTGACATCCAGAGTTGGTGTGGCAAAGGTATTCTGGCAGGAGATGTCGGAAGATGTACCGGAAGAGTTTGAAAACATCACAGCTGACGAACTGGATATGCTTCTGGCTGAAGATGACATCGAACTTGATGACAGTGAAACAAACGACATTGGGTTAATCTCAGGCACGGTACTTCGCAGTGTAGACAAATCCAAAGTCTGCATAGAAAGCATCCCACCTGAAGAATTTATCATACAGCCACAGGCTCGTGATCTTGAGAGTGTAAATTTCGTTGCTCACAGAACACGCAAAACCATATCTGAACTTCGTGAAATGGGCTTTGACCCAGACAAAATAGACAATATTGGTGACCACGAAGACATCGACTTGGAGACTGATCCAGAGGTACTAGCTAGACATGAAGACATAGGCTCAGACCGTGGCTTCAGTTCAAAAGGCTATCAGGATCAGGTACGAGATGTGCTTGTCTATGAAGCCTACATCATGCTCGACAGTGAGGGCACAGGCACAGCCACTCTTCATAAAGTTATTAAGGCTGGAAACTCAATTCTCGATATGGAAGAGGTCAACAGACGACCTTTCGTATCCTTTGCACCATTACCAAAGCCTCACAGTTTTTACGGCAGCAACTTTGCCAGTAGAATTTGTGATACGCAAAACGCAAGGACAGTGCTGACACGCTCTATTCTGGACCATGCTGTTGTGGCTAATAATCCACGCTACATGGTTGTTAAAGGCGGTCTTAGCAATCCTCGCGAATTGATTACGAACAGAGTAGGCGGCATTGTAAATGTGTCCAGACCGGATGCTATTGCACCTATGCCACAGGCTCCTTTGAATCCATTTGTCTTCCAGACTATGAACCAGCTGCAAGAAAACATGGAGCAGAACACTGGTGTTTCTTCATTAAGCACTGGCATGAATAAAGATGCAGTCAGTCAGCAAAATAGTGCTGCTCTGATTGAGCAACTTGCAACCATGTCACAGCAAAGACAGAAGGTCATAGCCAGAAACTTCAGCAGCCAGTTT